TCGACATTTACGGCGACGACCCGACGAACTGGCCGCCCGAAGCCTGCGACCGATTTCCGATTTACAGCCGGCTGGAACGTGTGCGCCGTTGCGAAGGGGACTTGCTCGAATTTTCGCTTGAATATTTCAGCGAAGCGCGAAATCCCGGCAATGACGGCAACTGGGAAGGGTTCGACATTGTTGACGCCGACCAAGCGGCGGACTTTCACAAGGAAATCGCGGAAATCATTGACGACGTGTCAACCGTTCACACAAACGACAAAGTTGCGGTTGCCGCGCCGCGGTCACACGCCAAGTCGACATACTTGTCGAAAGCGTCGCCCATCCGTGAGGTCGTCTACCGTCTCCGCAAATATATCATTATCATTTCGGAAACGCCGACCGTATCAAAGGCGAACATGGAGTGGATTCGTAACCAATTGAAATACAACCGCAAATTGCGTGAGGACTTCGGACCGTTATTGTCGCCGAAAGACCAAGCGAACATTCGCGACAATGGCGAGGGCTTTATCGCGTGGCATCCCGACCCTGACAATCCGGAAGTACGCAAGCAAATAGCGCTAGTTGAAGCGGCGTCGACCGGTCAGGCGTTGCGCGGTCGTAACTGGAACGGCTCGCGACCAGATTTAATTATTCTAGACGACCTAGAGGACGCACGCCCGGGTGGTAATGCCAGCACGCCCGAACAGCGGCGAGCGCTGAAAGACTGGTTCTCGCAGACGGTCATGGCGCTCGGCGACCCGAAAGGCAAGCGAACGGCTTTCATATACATGGGAACGACCGTGCACTACGATTCATTACTAATGGACGTGCTTCACCGTCGGTCAGACTTTAAGTCGAAGGTTTACCGCGCGATTATTGAACAACCTGAACGGCAAGACCTTTGGGAGGAATGCCGGCTAATCTACATTGACCGCGAAAACCCGAACCGGCTCGATGACGCTAGGAAATTTTATGAAGCCAACGAGGCGGAAATGTTGCGTGGTGCGAAAGTGCTGTGGCCGGAAGTTCAGCCGTTGTGGAAGCTAATGACATGGAAATGGGACAACGGTTCGAAGGCGTTCAATACCGAGTATCAAAACAATCCAATCGACGAAGAATCGCAAATATTTAATCTGGATAAGTTCGATTATCATGGCGGAAATATCGACTACATGAGCGACGCTTACGACGTTTCAATGGGTGTCGACTTCGCTCTTGGTCGGGAAAAAGGTGACTACTCCGCTATTACTGTTGTTGCACGGCATAAGGAATCGGACATTATTTACGTTATAGATTCGTGGGGCGAACGCGTTAAGCCGACGGAGTTTATACAAGAAATTGTTGAGCGCGTTATGAAATATCAACCGACGGTAGTCGCTGCAGAAGCAGTTGCCGCGCAAGAGTTTTTCGTTGATGAGTTGAAAAAAGCGCTAAAAGCCAAAGGTTATCCGGCCGATACGCGCGTTAAAAAGATATATTCGCGGACTCGAAAAGAGCTGCGTATTGAGGCAATGTTGCCCGACATTGAAAGCGGTCGAATCAAATTTGATCGCAGCCATTCGCTATTGCTTGAGCAATTCGAGCGTTATGGCCAGGGCGGTCATGATGATGCCGTCGACAGTCTTGAAATGGCGATTAGCGCCGTTGAATCAAATAACGTGGTTGTACGTACTGTCCGCGTACCACAAAGGAGGTGACGTTTGAATGGTCGACTATAATTTGCTTTCGCCTCAGGATATGGACGAATTGTTATATACGCCGTTCCAACGCTCAATAGGGCAACACGAACGTGAGCGCCTAAGAAAAGCGCTAGAGAATTACGACTACTACAACGGCAAGCAGCACGTCGATCCGAACTCAGGCCGTCTTGTTAAGGCGTCCGAGTTATCGCGCCCTAACGGATTAGATTACGACCCGACGCGCTATGCGACAAATTATTTTAAGGCGATTGTTGACCGCAAAGCTCGTTGGCAAATGGGCGGCAAGCACGGCATTAGCGTTAAGCCACGCCAAATTGACGCGATTGAAGATACGTTGCGCGACGATTATGTGCCTAGTGAAGCGCAACAAGCGGAAAATGAGCGCGCGGAGGCATACGAAAAGCTTCTATATCGCTTATGGGACGAAAATAAAATGCGCGTTCAACTGCTGCAAGCTGCGCGCGATCGTCTAATCGCGAATCGAGTTATCGCGAAAATCGTGTTTAACCAGCGGACAGGTAAAATACGCTGGGTATTCCGCCCGGACTACGAATACTTTCCGATTTATTCCGACGATGATTTCGAGGATTTGATTGGTGCTCATTTTGTTAAGTTTCGCAAATGGGAACATCGCGGCGAAGAAATTGACGCCATTCATAAGCAAACATATCGCCTAATTAATGGCGAATGTTATTACGAGGAACATATTTATCGCGCATCCGATTTGAAGAAGATTCACACGATAACGGAATTATCGCCGATGGGTCTTGATTTTATACCGGTCCAGGAATTCGCCGTTAACGGACTCATTGCCGAGCAAATGGGCGATAGCGAAATCGAATCGTTGCGCGAACAAAACGACGTGCTAAATCAAATGAACGAGGACGCGATTGACTCGCTTAAATTCGAAATGTTTAGCATGACCGCGATCATAAATGCGCCGGAAGGTACTGCAGCGAAATTGCAGATCGCACCTGGCGCCGTTTTAGAGGCGCGCGGCGATGGCGACAAAGCGCCGGATATTAAAAAGGTCGAAGGCGGATTCCGCTGGAAAGAGGCTTTCAAAGATCAGTATATGCGAGTTAAAGCCGCCATGCACGAAGTTAGCGGGCTGCCGCAAATCGTTCCGCAAGAGCTGAATTTCGGTGGACTTAACGGCGAAGCGTTGCAAGTCCTTTTCCACGACATCATTTCCGATACAGAAGAGCATTGGCTTTCGTGGGGATACGCTTTATCGGAATTGCATGCGAAAACAATCCGCTATTTGCAAGCGCGATTAAATGCGCCTGTCTTTGCTTACGACAAAAAAGTCGTACAAGCAATCGGCGATAATTACGATAATGAAATGCGCTTCGTTTTACCTTTACCGGATAATCGCAAGGAATTAGTCGAACTATTAATGCTTGAAACTAGCGCAGGATTCGAGTCGATGAAAGGCGCAATTGAGCGCCTTGGCGTCGAAAATGTGCAAGCGAAAAAGCAAGAGATTGAATTCGAGCGCAGCAAACGACGAGCAATTGCCGATCCTTATAACGCTGATAACGAAGGGGGTGATTTCTAGTGGTGGAGAAACCTCATTATTCCAAATCGCCTTATGTCGTTACAGCTTTAAACGGTGGCGCAGGTAGCGGTTTGGAGTTTTTATCGGGCGAAGGCGAGCCATCTGCTGAATTAGGCAGCGGCGGAGACTGGTATTTAAACACGGAAAACGGCGACCTTTATCGGAAAGACAACGGCATTTGGGCATTGCAAATGAATTTAGTTGGGCCACAAGGGCCAAAAGGCGATCAAGGCGAGCAAGGTCCAAAAGGGGATAAAGGCGACCAGGGCGAGCAAGGCCCGAAAGGAGATAAAGGCGATCAAGGTGAGCAAGGACCTCCAGGAGCTGACGGCCGCGGAGTTGCCGGCATAAAGTATGAGGAGGGAACGGGCGAATTCGTTTTCATAATGACGGATGATACCGAAATCCGTGTCGAAGTCCCTATCGCTTAAATCATCCGACCGCAACGTCGTAAAACTAGCGAATAAATTCGCCGTCGGGCGTAAAACGAAAGGAGAATCGCAATTTATGAAAAAAGAAAATTTAAATCCTCAATTTTTCGCAGAAGGCGAAGTCGACGATCAAGAAACGCCTGCGGAGGCGAAAAAAACCGAATCAAACGTCGATAATAAAGTGCCTTATGACCGCTTTAAAGAAAAAATAGACGAAGTTAATTCCTTAAAAGCCGAATTAGCCAAAATTAAAAAAGCGCAAGAAGAAGCGGAAAAAGCGAAACTCGAAGAACAAAACGAATATAAAAAGCTATATGAACAAGCGCAGCAAGAGTTGGCGCAGATTAAGGAGGCTGCATTAAACGCCAAAAAAGACGCGTTGCTCGCAAAAGCTGGTTATTCCGACGAGCAAATCGCGCTATTACGCAACTCAATTACAGGCGGTACAGACGAAGAAATTTCACAATCTGTGTCGCAGTTAACCGCGGTTATTCCGCCAAAACCTAATTATGTAGACCCTTCGCCAATGAACGGCGAGCGGGATAAACCTGAGCCGGTTGATGAGCGCAACATAGGAGTTGACCTATTTAAGCGCTTGAAGGCGAAAGGGAAAATAAAATAACTAGGAGGAATGAAACATGTCATTATACGGGCCAAAATTTAGCGAAACTGAATTTCGCGGAGGAAAAAACATTCTAGCATCTGAGCATTTACAATTCATTGAAGGAGGCGCAACGCTGGACGCGACAAAATTCCCTGTCGGTTATAACGACGTTGGTAAGCTAGTTGCGCGTAATACTACGACAGGAAAGTTCGAGCCGGTTGCGGAAGCTGAGGATTTAACCGGATATGACAACTTCGGAATCCTAAACGTCGATTTCGAAAACGATGGCGAAACAGACTTAATTGCCGGCGAAGTCATTGTTCGCGGCAGCGTTTATGAAGCCAAATTAGCAGACGCAGTTCCTGACGCTTTTAAAGCGGCTAATCCGCTAATTCGCTATGTAAATCATATCTAATCACACGACACCCCTAGAGGCGTTTTTATTTTGCGCAAAAATAACGAAACAATGAAGGAGATGTTATGAAATGGCAGGAATCACTTACCTAAAAGAATTTCAGGAGCCGGCATTGCGCGGCTTAGTTGACGCATTAGAAAACGAAAAGAAAGACGCGCCATCGCTTGGCGACCGTTTCTTACCGAATGATAGAATCTACTCTAATACTTTCGCTTACGACATCATTAAGAAATCTAATCATATCGCAGCTATGATCGGATATGGCGCAGAGCCTCCGGTTGTTGACCGTGACGCAGTTGCATCTAAAATGGGCGAACTTGCGAAAATGGGTCTTAAATACATCGCAACTGAGGAAGAATTGCTCGCACTTAATCAAGCACGTTCTAATGGCGAAAAGCAAGCGATGATTGAGAAATTAATTACAAAAGGTGCCGACCTTGTGCAAGCCATTCAACGCCGTGTTGACGTCGCAAAAATGGAAGCTATTGCGAAAGGTAAATTCGAATACAACAAAAACGGCGTTAAGGTCGTTGTTGACTACGGCATTCCGTCCGATCAAAAAATCGTTTTAACTGGCGAAAACGCGTGGTCTAATCCGGAAAAAGATGTTATCGGCGATTTAATCGAATGGGATCGTAAATATACCGAGGTAAACGGAAAACAAGCGGACGCAATCTTATTGACTCGCGAAACTCAGGCATTATTGCTTAAGAACGCAGTAATCGTTAATGAGGCACGCGGAAAAGATAGCGGATCTGCACGCATTTCCGTTGACGAGCTAAACAGCGTTTTAGGTGGCTACGGCTTACCGCCTGTACAAGTGATTACGCATACGCAAATCACAGTTAAAGACGTTGTCACTGGCCAAGACGAAGTAATCGAGTTCTTCCCTAAAAACCGCGTTGTTTTCGTTAGCGAAGGATTAGGAAACTTCGTATATGGTCCGACTGTTGAAAACAATTTCGAGCCAGGAGTCGTATTACAAGCGAAAGATAAAGACGAGCCAATTCAATCAATCTTACGCGTTGCTGCTGCCGGATTCCCGATCGTCGAAGCACCTAGCTTACTACTTCACGCTGACGTTTTTGAACTTGAATAATGGCGAATGTTAAAGTCGTGTCAATCGGCGCGATTATTGATGGTTGCCCGATTGGTTCGACATTCGAGCTCGATGAGCGCACAGCTAACCGATTAGCTGCGCTCCAATACGTTAAGATCATCGACCGAGTTTCGCCGGTGAATAAGGAGTCAGCGCCAAAAAAGCCGGCGGAAACAAAGTCGAGTAAGCCGAAGACAAAACCGAAATCTAAAGCGAAGGCAAAAGAATAAAGGAGGGTGCGCCGATGGCGACAAGTTCCGAACTTGCCAACCGATTACTGACGCGGTTCAAGGGCGTACCAAATTTCGGGATGGAAGATGCGGCGGAACTGATTGACGACGCGTTACAAGTTCACGGACTAGACCCGTCGGCGACAGTTCCCGCAAACAAAATTAATCTCGTACTATTGTTCGCACAAGCCGAGGGCGCGTGGCGAATCGCAATAGCAACCGCGCATTACTTCCAATACACCGACGGCGAGGAATCCGTCAATAAATCGGGCATTAGCGAGCGTTACCGTAGACTAGCGACTGATCTTCGCATACAGTACGAAGCGGAAAAGGCGAAGGAAACTGGCGCTAGTTTCTATCTTTCGCAACGCGTTGACCGACCGAATACGACGCCGCCGACCGGTAAAAGTGGGCGTAGACGATGGCTGAATTAGAGCGCTTGTTCGAAGAAATAGCGCGTAAGCATGGCGACTTGACTGCAAAGCAGGTACGCTATGCAATACGCGAAATTGGCCGAATACGGGGCGATATTGCCGATTTGCTGGCGGATTTTGAATCGGGCGACGGTACGATTAAACGTCAGCGATTAATGCGCCTTTTGCGCGAATTAGAGCAGATTGAAAAGTCGATGCAAATATACGGCATGGACGCGTTGATTAGAGTCATCGAAGAATCGGCGGACTTTACTATCACGGAAGAAAATAGCGCGCTAGTCGCGTTAATTGGCTTGCCGCTAATTAAGCGGAATAAACGGGCTTCTGTTCGCGGCGAGGTTACTAAACTGGTGATTAAACGCAAAGGCGACGACGGACTTGCGCTCGATGACCGCATATGGAATATGTCGGGCATTATCCGCGATTCCATCGCAACGCAAATACGGTCGGACGTAATTAAAGGCGTGTCGGTCGGTACAATGGTTCGTAATGTGCGCAAAATATACGACGGCGAAACGTGGATGATTAAGCGACTTGTGGTGACGGAATCAAATACGGCCTACCGCACGGCGACCGCAAAAAGCATCGAACGAAGCGAAGTGGCGGATTGGTTGCGGATAGTCGATAATGGATTCCGCCATCCACACCATAAAGAACACCGTTGCTATGAATTAGCACAAGAGGATCGATATAATATGGGGCGTGGAATTTTCCGTCCAACCGATACCGAAATTTACAGTCCACATCCGCAATGTTCTTCGTTTTTGATTCCGGTCTTAAAGTCGGAATACTTATAGGAGGTGACTAACGCATGCTAAACGATTATGACATCGAATTTATGCGCCAAACTCGAAGTGAAGTAATCGCCAATCGCACGTCAAAAATCAACGTAAAATATTCGGACGTCACCGAGCGCGATCCGTTCACGGGCGAGCCAATAGGCGAATCAGAAGTTACTCGTCAAGTTGACGCGGTAGTCACCGAAATAAGTACGGGTGTTGACCGTGATTTAGACGGCGGAATTGAGGTTCAAACTGGCGACTTGAATGTTTCTATATCGATTGAGCAAATCGCCGATATTGCCGATAAAATCACGGCTATTTTGTACGACGGAAAAGATTACGAGATACTAGCAATAGATAAAAAAGGAATCGGCGTTGACAATCGCTACGAAATAATTGCGAGGTTAATAAGCTGATGGCGAACTTCAACGTAAAAATAGACGGATTGGGCGACGTGCTAAAAATGCTCGATAATGTTGGCGGACAGCAAGCGGTGAATGACATAGATAAAATTACGGAAACGTATGCGCGTAAAATGGCGAGCGAATCCGCGGAAATGGCGCCGGTTGATACGGGAGCGCTCAAAAACTCGTTGGCGTCGTCGCCGCGACAGGCACCCGAACCGCATACATGGCAGTGGGGGTCGGACAAAGAATATGCGACGCGCCAAGAATACGAGCACAAAACGAAAAAAGCATTTGTGCGTAAGGCAATCTGGAATAACGAAAATGATTATATTGACGCTGTGAAGCGCCGAATAACGAAGGGGTGACGGAATGGCTAATCTATACGACATACAAGCGTCACTCAAAACGTTTTTGGAGCAACAAACGGGTTACACGTGCGTTTGGATTTATGACGGCGTTAAGTTGCCGACAACCAAACCGTTTCTGACAATCGAGGACTTGCAAACGCAACACGCAACGCTCGATAAAATGCGCGAGGTTGCCGAGTCAAATTACCGGTTTCAAGTCGGCGTTTATGCCAATTCAAGCGCACAAAAAGCGAAGTTGCCCGAGGAAATTAAACGGGCGCTTACCTTCAATCAAATACCGTTATTAGAAACAAGTCAATCCGGAGTTCCCGCGGTTGGCTTTTTTGTTGCGGACGTTGAACGAATAACTCCAATACCAAACGAAGACATAACAAGTCAAACGAACAATCACCGCGTTTATCTCGATGTTTCCGTCGAGGTTACGCTTTATAAATAGGCAAAGGGGCGAATCAAATGGCAATTTTGAAAGGGAAGGATATTGTATACGCCGTGCGCGTGCCTGACGAGGGCGGCACATCAACCACACTGCGCGTCCTTTATCAGACTACCGGTAGTCGGTCGAAAGAACGCGACGAAGTCGATGTCAGCACGAAGGACATTAGCGGAAGTGCTTATGGGCTTAAAACGGAAACAATTAGCTTCGAAGGACTTATGTCCGCGGATGACCCGGCACTGCAAGCGTTAGAGGACGCAATCGACAACGCAAAATATCTGGAAATTCTTGAAATCAACGTGAACACTATGAATGCGACAGTTGGCAAATATATGATTTCTTCGTTTGAAGTAGAGTATCCGGGCGATGACAACGCAACGTATTCGATTGAAGCGTCACTTGCCGGCGACACAACCGAGGAAACATTGACGACCGTGCCTGCTGGCGCAGACGAAATTTAATTCAGGCGGGCGACTTTGCCCGCTTAATACATGAAACGGAGGAATTGCGGAATGGCAACATTTGAAATCAACGGAAAAGAATACGAATTAAAACTGACGTTTAAAGCGGTACGACATTTAAACAGTCTTTACGAAGGCGGCGCATACGCGCTTATCGGCAAAGCAATCACGGGCGACCTTGACACTTTTATTAATATCGTCCACGCCGGGCTATTGCATACCGGAGAAAACTTTAAGTTAAAAGATGTTGAAGGCGCAATTCAGCAACTTTTTGACGAGGAAAAACTCGATCAAGATACTATCACAAAAATCAGTAACGAAGTAGTCACCGAAAGTTTTTTCTACAAGAAAACCGTCGACAAGCTATTGAGGGACAACCCGCAAGCGAAAAAAGCACTCGAAACCCTTATGGCATAACAGACGAGTGCGACGTCGCGATAGCGGATGGCTGGCGGTATCTCCGCCTCACACCGCATGAGATAGAATCGCTGACACCGCGCGAGTTTGCGATTCTCATGCAAGCGGAGAATGAACGTCGCTTTGACGAGTATGAGTTGATGGCTACTCAAGCGATGTGGAACCGTGCGGCATATCACGCAAAACGGTTGAAAAAGTCGAACTTGTTCAAGCGACCAAAAGACGGTGAGCAAGTCGACCCGAAAACAATCGAAGAACGACGCAAGGAAGTTGACGAGATGAACGACTGGCTTGCGACTTTAACGGTCGAACGGAAGGGGTGAGACGGTGGAAGAAAATATACTCGTCAAGGTTGGCGCTGATATAAGTGATTTGAGTAGCGGAATGGCAAAGGCAGGTAAAGAGGTTCAAACATTTAGTAGCCGTATGGAAGGCTTTGGCAAAAATATGCGCGACATTGGTGGAGGGATTGCGCTTTCATTTGGCACAATTGCAACCGGAATTACCGTGCCGTTGAAACAAGCGGTACAGACTTCGGTCGACTTTGACAGCGCCATGCGACGGGCGGCGACGATTGCCGGGGCAACGGAAAAAGAATTTGACGCTTTGAAGCAAACGGCGCTTGACCTCGGAGCAAAAACGACCAAGTCGGCGCAGGAAGTTGCGGTTGCGATGTCGGAGATGGCCGCGAAAGGCTACGACGTGAACCAAATTATTGCGGCTATGCCGGGCGTCATTGCCGCTGCCGAAGCGTCAGGCGAGGACTTGGCGCTAACGGCTGATACGGTATCAAGCGCCATTAATGCGTTTGGCTTAGAGGCAAAAGACGCTTCCAGAGTTGCTGACATACTTGCCCAGTCAGCAAATGACACGGCAGCAGGGATAGCCGACCTCCAATATGCGTTTAAGTACGCGGCTGGCCCAGCGGCGCAACTTGGTTACTCTATAGAGCAAGTAACGGCAGCGGTTGGAATCATGGTTGACGCAGGACTTGCTGGAGAACAAGCTGGTACATCATTGAGGGCGGCACTGATACGTTTAGTTGATCCCCCTAAAAAGGCTGCGAATACATTGAAGGCTCTTGGGGTACAGGTCAAAGACCAAAACAATGAAATGAAACCGCTAAGTCAGATTATTGGCGAACTATCAAAAGCAATGGACGGGTACACGGACTCGCAAAAAGCGTCAGCACTTGCGGCAATATTCGGTACGGAGGCAGTTTCGGGCATGATGGCGCTCGTTGCAGCAGGACCGGAAAAAATCGACGCCATGACGAAATCGCTAGAAAATTCGGCTGGCGCGTCTGCAAAAGCCGCTAAGAAAATGATGGGCGGACTTGGCGGAGCCATCGAGCAAATGAGCGGTGCGTTTGAAACAATGAAAATAATCGTAGGCGACCATTTGACGCCAACTATTCAGCGGTCGGTAGAATGGATAACCAAGCTGATTGAGGCATTTAATAATGCACCGCCAAAATTGCAAAAGTTTATATCGGTTGCGGCGTTAGTGCTTGCGACGCTGACTGGATTCATTGCGGTTGTTGCAACAGCAGCCGCTGGCGTTGGACTATTCATGATGTCGATAGCGCCGATTGTTGGGCTATTTACGAAAACTAACGCAACCGGCAAAAAGACTAGCGGAGTTTTGCGAGTGCTTGGCGGAATTTTTAGATGGCTGGTCAGTCCGATTGGGCTTGTGATTGGTGCGATTGTCGGATTATCAGCGGCTTTTGTTACGTTATATAAAAAATCCGAAACATTCCGCAATACAATCGACAAAATCGTCTCGAAGTTAGAAGGGGCGTTTTCCGCAGGTGTTATAAAAGCAGGTCAAGCACTAACAAAATTGAAAAGTGTATTCGTCAAACTTGTAAATACTAAAATCAATCCATTTTTCGAAAATCTGGCGGATGTATTTCGCGGGGCATGGATAGTGAGCGTTGAAAAAGCTAGCGCTGTTTTCAGTAAATTTAAAAATGTTTTGCTCGATATAGCTGAAACAAAAGTATTTTCGTTTTTCGAAAGATTAGCGGGCGCTGTTTCATCGGCATTTCACGGAGACTTTAGCGGTATGGCGCAAATATTTGGACAACTCGTACCTACTATCATCAGCGTTATGGTTGGCGGAATTCCGGCACTGATTTTGACAGCGGCTCGTTATTTACCGGCAATCGCAGAGGGTTTAGAGAGTAGTATGCCTGCTGTTTTGAGTGGAATTACAAAGGTCATAGACAGAATATTTGACTCAATGACCATTTATTTGCCAATGTTTATACAGTCAGGCGTTGATATATTGACGAAGATAATCGAAGGCTTGGCAAAAGCAATTCCGTTAGTATTGATAATAATCCTTAATATTGTTACGACGATAATCACGGCAATTGCAAAATATTTACCGGAGTTTGTAAGCGTAGGAGTTGACATACTGACGAGCCTAATCGAAGGAATATCGAACACAATACCGCTCATTCTGCCTATAATTCTTACAGTTGTAACAACGTTGATTACTGCGATTGCTGATTTCCTACCTGATTTTATACAATCCGGTACAGAGATTTTAATTAGCTTAATTAACGGATTAGTTTCATCTTTACCGAAAATTGTTGGCATAGCACTGATGGTTGTAACGACATTATTACGTGTAATAACAGATGCCTTACCTGTAATTATTAACACCGGTATAACTATTTTAAATGCGCTAATCGAAGGAATTATTATACTCTTACCAGCCTTAATTGACGCCGCACTTTCAATTGTTTTAACCATCGCGCAAGCTATTACTGACAACTTACCTAAGCTAATCGAGGCAGGCATACAAATACTCGACACACTAATTGACGGTATTATGTCGATTTTACCGAATCTACTTGAAATGGGAGTCTTAATTATATTAGCGTTATTCGTTACGATAATAGATAATCTTCCAAAAATTATTGTAGCAGGCATTAAAATAATAGACGCATTAATCAACGGGATTATGAAAATTTTACCACAGCTACTTGAAACAGGTATTATGCTGATTTTTACTTTATTTGGTTCCCTAATCGACAACTTACCGAAGATACTCGACGCGGGTGTCAAAATTTTAGTCGCTTTGATTGACGGAATCATGAAGATTTTGCCACAACTTTTGCTGGCTGGCTTAACGCTTATTGTCAAATTAGCTGGCGCTTTAATACAAAATTTACCGAAAATCTTGGAGGCAGGCGGGAAAATTTTATTGGCGTTGCTCGACGGTATCGCGAAATTAATTCCGAAGCTGCTATCGCTTGGCTGGGATTTAGTTAAGAAATTGGCTGGCGCTATTGACGACAAAGTCGGCGACATGTTCAATGTCGGCGCGAACTTGATTAAAGGGCTGTGGAACGGTATTAACTCAGTTAAAGACTGGATCATCGGAAAAATCGGCGGTTTTGCAAGCGGCGTTGTAAAAGCGGTCAAGGGATTCTTTGGTGTGCATTCGCCGTCCCGTGTATTTCGCGACGAAATCGGTAAAATGCTCGGACTTGGGCTTGCGGACGGTATGCTCGCAATGAAAAGCGACGTAATTGGAGCAGCGGAAAGGCTGTCCGAGTGGGCAACGCCTGAACCGCCGGACGTATCGCTCGCTTATGCAACACCAAGCAGAGCACGTGCGGCATTGTCAACGACAATAGGTACAGTGGAACGAGGTTCATTCGCTAACAGCCCTAGCGGCAGGTCACCATCTGTTTTGGAAGTCCACGTCTTTGCGAATATCGACGGAAAAGAACTGTCCAAGGAAATTGCGGAGCCAGTGAGGATCGAGTTGGATAAACTTGATGTTCGCAGTCAGATTATTAAAACCGGGAGGAGGAAATCATGACGGAAAAGTTAACAGTTAGCTTTGGTGGACATGACCTGTCTAGTTATTTAATCATCAATACGTTAGACCGCGGCATTGGCGTGTCTAAAAAAAGTCGGACTCAACAGCGTATTGGCAAACTCGGTGTTCAATTTCTCGGCACCGAGTCCTCCTTGTACTCCTTTCCGATGGGCTTTTCTTTGATTGACGACCTAGGAACCAAGAGGCGGAAGTTAGCCGAAATCTTAAACGTTGACGAACCAAAACCCTTGGAATTCTCGGATGAACCGGGGGTATTTTATTTAGCCTATCCGAGCATTTCCGGAAATATCGAGGAAGTACTTAAAGTCGGCAAAGGAACAATCACATGGGAAATCCCCGACGGTGTGGCGTACTCGAAAGCGGAATATGTATTCTCGAATGAAGACTCTGATGGGATTTTACAAGACTTTATTATCGTAGACAATCCCGGTACAGAGACCATGTTGCTAGAGATGGAAGCAACATTTAATAGCGATAATGGATTTCTTGGTTTAGAAAATGACGACCGGTCAACGTTGGTGTTGTTTGGAAACGTCGAGGAAGTGGACGGCTATCACTACGAAACGAGCGACCTATTGTTTGACGACCATCTCACGAAAGATAAGGGATGGATATTGAACAACGGTGTAACTCCGCCGGTCACGCCAGAACGCTTGCAAGTCGGAACCGTCACTTATGTTGTCGAGGATTCGGCGACAGACGAAGGATATGTAAAGCCTAGTGGCTATGGCACAGGCACAAGTTGGCACGGTCCATCCTTAACGAAGATTGTACCCGCAGACAAAAACGGAAAATACGCTAAAAACTGGCGGTCAGACTGGCGCTTTGATTTTAACACAGACGGGAGCACAGCCAAAGGTCAAGAGGTCGGGCATAACTCGATTACCTATATCGACCAAAACGACGAAATCATATGTTCGGTTGTGTTTGAGGACAATAACCCGTCATACGAACGGTCAGACATAGCGGTATATATCCGCAATCAACGGGTTTGGGATACCCGGGAAACGAATCAGTTTTATGTGACCGGTCGAGGTGGTCAAGGCCCAATTTGCCGCGTCGAAAAAATCGGGAATCAGATTACGGTTAGTACGTGGTCGGGGGTTAAAAAAACATTTATAACGGACAACCCGGACGCAGAATTACGCAAAATCACTTGGTATAGCGCCGCGTATGGTAGTAACCGACCCATCACAAACAACTTGTTGCGGGCGTTGCACGTGTACAAACATAACGTGGAAAACTGGCGGGATATACCCAACAAGTTTGGCAGGGGAGATACGCTCACATACGGAAAAAACGGGATGAACATTTTTTGCCAAATCAACGGCATGCAAGGTCTGCAATATCGCGACCCGGGAAGTACGCTAATCAAAGCGCCGCCCGGACAAAGCGTGATCTATCTCGCATACAGTCCGTTTGCAGAAACTCCTCTTGTAAGACTAAAAGGAAGGGCGGTGTATGTCATATGATTTTTACGCTTACAGACCGTCACTATAACGTATTGGACGCTTATGAGACAGACGACTATCTGATTGGCCAGTATATAGGCTCGATACTCGAGACACTCGAAATCAATGTTCTAGTAAAAAGCCTAAACGCTGAACACTGGGTCGAAGGTAACTATATCATGTGCCAGGACAAAAAAGGGAAAAAGCGTTGGTTTACGATTTACGATTGCGAGGATTCCAACACTGGAGACTCCAAAAGCCTTTTTTGTTATAGCGGCACAATTGATATTGTCGCAGAGGACGCGGCGCCAATCAGCGCACCGGATCCGAAACCTTTTAAATGGTACTTTGACCAAATTTTTTATGATACTGGGATTGTCCTAGGCATTAATGAGATTTCCGACTTAACTAGAAAGCTAGAATTTACGTCTGAAAACGCGTCAAACGCTGAAATGTTGCAATACGTGCTGAACGGTTTTGACAATGCCGAAGCAAGTCTGGATGTGGAATTTGACGGTGCAACGCCGACAAAGCTCGTACTTAACGTTTATAAGCGAATCGGAAACGAGGAACCGCAAGCCATCCTATCAGATGAAGATGACTCTTTGACATCACTTGACCGGAAAGGCAGTATAAGCGACCTTGCGACATGTATAAACCCGACCGGTGCAGAGGATGATAACGGAAATCCGATTACACTACTTGGCAAGTATTACGAGGAAAAAGACGAAAACGGAAATATCCTTTACTACTCACCGGTGGATTCTCCACGGGTTTTTTCCGTTGTTGCACGACAAAACTTTTACGTGCAACTGCCGGGCAAAGCCAACGGGGAATTTGACGGATACATCAACAGGCGGTACGAGTCGCAAGCAACAACACAGGACACGCTTTGGCAAGAATCTTTAACTCAATTGAAGAAAATTGACCATGTGGCGGTCACCTACGAAGCTAACGGGTATATCAATTGCTCGATTGGCGACAACGTGCAAATCGTTTCGCACGAAATGAAGCCACCTGTCATGATTGCTGCTCGAACGATAGAGTACAAGTTTAATGACGACGACCCAAGCCGAAACGTTTATAAATTTGGGAATTATGTAGAGTTAACGTCTAATCTGGACGAATTGTCAAAGATTGTAGCCGACCTAAAGCAAAAACTGCTGATTGTGACCGTTGTGGCAAGTGCCGGCACTGTGTTTAAAAACGGAACTGGAGAAACCGACCTTACCGCCGTAACCATCCTTGGCGGAAAAGAAGTAGACACAGACGGGTTGTTTTATAGCTACGTGTGGTCCAAGTACGACAAAAACGGAAACTTTGTTGGCGCAACGTCCGGAAAATCAATTACGGTTTACGCCCAGAACATCGACGAAAAGGAAACGTACATTGTGACGGTTGAAAATCAAGGCGCAAAATCAATCGGACAAATCACAGTGACAAACGTCAATGACGGGAGTGAAGGAGCACCGGGGAAATCAGTTGAAACAATTACCGAGTATTATTTAGCAACAAGCGCTAACAGTGGAGTTACAAGAAGTACTACGGGTTGGACAACGACATTTCAACCGGTAACAAACGAGAAAAAATATTTGTGGAGTTATAAGAAAATAACATATAAAAATCCTACTGACGAGGAATATACAGACCCGGTTATAGTAGGTGTATATGGTGATAAAGGCGAACAAGGTCCCGCAGGTAAAGGCGTGTCATCCATCCAAGAGCAATACTACTTGTCGACGTCAAACACAACGCAAACGGGTGGCAGTTGGAGCAACACACCGCCTGCATGGCAAGACGGTAAGTACATGTGGACAAGGAGCGTCATCACATATACGGACGGCACATCTGTTACTACAAATCCCGTATGTGTCACCGGTGCAAAAGGGCCTACAGGTGCAACTGGTAACGGTATCCAGTCGGTAGACGTTGAGTACTATTTATCAACGTCGGCAACCGCATTATCCGGCGGTTCGTGGTCCACAACAGCGCCAACATGGCAGGATGGTAAATACATGTGGAGTCGGACAAAAACGGTTTACACAAACGGGACGACGACATACAGTGACCCTGCCTGCATTACCGGTGCAAAAGGACCACAAGGACCACAAGGTGTACCGGGTCCAAAAGGTGCGGACGGACAAACGTTGTATACGTGGATAAAATATGCGGATAGTCCAACGAGTGGCATGTCCGATACACCGGACGGCAAGAAGTACATCGGATTGGCGTATAACAAAACGTCACCAACCGAATCAAGCAATTATGCCGACTATAGCTGGTCGCTTATTCAGGGTCCGCAGGGCGTGCAAGGCCCAAAGGGCGCCGACGGGGTAACGACTTACACATGGGTCAAGTATGCGGACGATGACCGTGGGAACGGTATGTCGGACAGCCCGAATGGCAAGCGTTATTTGGGGCTTGCATACAACAAAACAACGCCTACAGAAAGCAGCAATCCTAGTGATTATAGCTGGAGTCCGCTGTACGATAATGTGAAGGTTGGTGGGAGGAATTTAATTAGGAATAGCGACTTTTCACAAGGAAGAACTTATAGATGGTCTGGTGTTACAGAACTTGTTGATGGTCATGCGAATGGATTTAAGGGTGCGGTATTAGAAAGGACAGGATATGAAGGAACTATTAGGGCTTTTTTATATCAAGGCAATTACGATGAAGACATAATTTTTTCTCCAGAAGAAAATTATACTTTATCAGGATGGTTTTATATTGATTCATCAGTACCGTTAGATGGTGATAATAATGCTATTTTTGTTAGAAAATACAAAGAAGGTACTGATGGCAATCTTATTGATTTTATCAATGTCCCTATAAATCTAAATAATTACAAATACGACACGTGGTACTATTTTGAAAAAACAGGAAAATATCCTGTTGGTTACACTGGTTTTGAACAAATTGCTTTTGCCATGAGTAAAAATGGTAGAGTGATTATAAGCGGGTGGAAACTCGAAAAAGGCAACGTCGCAACCGACTGGACACCTGCACCTGAAGACGTCCAAGCCGCAATCGACCAAGCCAAGCGGGACGCAGAAAACGCACAAAGCACCGCAGACGGAAAAAACACCGTATTTTATCAAGCAACCGCACCGTCGACGGCGGGGCGAAAGGTTAACGACTTGTGGTATGACACAGATGATGGGTACAAGCCATATCGGTTTGATGGGTCGAATTGGGTTGCCGCACCTTTTGGAAATGCCGCAATCGCGAATTTGGACGCGGGGAAGATTACAACGGGGTATTTGAGCGCAGCCAGAATCGCGGCAAAGTCAATAGATGTAAGTAAATTAAACGTATCGACTCTATCCGCAATTACCGCAAATTTAGGTAATATTACAGCCGGTAACATTAGTGGGGTAAATATAACCGGCTCGACACTGACGGCAACCGGAAGTAACAACGCGTCTGTTACGATCGACGAGAACGGGTGGTACGTTAAGGATGAAACAGGCAATGTAAAGCTGTGTGTAACGACAAAAGAAACCGATTTTGCGGTGCGTCAGCCGTCAGCCATTCAGTTTTTTACCCTCTCAGGCAGTCGCGCCGGGTACGTTGGTATGTACGAAAATCAGGACATAATGAGTCTTTACAGCGGTACTAGGTTGTATATTACCGCACCAAGATTAGAAATGAGCGCTAACGACTTTTATATCAGTGGCGAAGCTAGATTTTACACAACAACATATACAGATCCAGAACCGAATGTGATGAAGGCAATCAAAGTATCCGGCGGCATATCGACCGACTCGCTCTATGCAAACGCAGGGTCAGTTAACAAAGACGCCATCAGGACGAACGGAAAAATCAACGTTGGCGGAGAAGGTATCGAGATAGTGTGGCCAGGTGGTATGCCTTACATTGATTTTACTCGAGTTTCAGGTGCAGACTACAATGCACGCATCATTATGCAAAGTGATTCTTCCTTAGCATTTATGTTTGACAACAATGCTGCTATACGTCATCGCTTTTATGCAAACGGCACGAAATCCGGCGGATCTATCGAAGTTGACGGGAAAAACCTTGGAATGTCACCGATTGACAGCCCACAGGTACTTTTAGAAACAATCGAGTTTGATGTACCGTTGACCGAACAAGGCACAAAGGTGTTACTCGATAGCCGTTTTGCAAAGGCGGTTAACTACCGATTTGCGGTGTTTCCGAATAATGGACGAGTAATCGAAAAGGGCCCCGACTATTTTATTATTGCCGGTGATGGGTTAGCGGATATAAGAATCGTCGGCGAACGTGTTGGTTATGCAGGGGTTTACTTCGATGACATGACCATGGAAGGAGTGGTTTAATGTGGCATGGATGAAACGGGAGCCGAGAATTACGGCTCTTATAAAAGAGAATGAAAAAGAAATTGTCGTGGTAGGTCCAAAAAACGAAGTAGAAAAAATGGAATCGGGGGAAAAAGAAAATGAAACCGATAAATTATGACTTTCAAAACGTCCAAAACTTGTTGGCTACAAAGATTGCTAATTTAGAAGTACAGTTAGCGAACGAACAGGCGGCAAGACAAGCAATTGTAGAATATGCGGAATCACTAGAAAAGAAACTTGAGGAATTACAACCGAAAAATGAAGGAGGTGAGACAGAATGAACGTGCAAATAACGAACATCAATATAAGCTACAATGAGGGGAAAATTAATACCGTACAGGTGTATTTTTCAGCGACAACCAAAAATCACGAGATTAATATCAGTGGTTATGTGCCGTTGACCGCGGAAGAATACCAAGGCAACGAGTCAATCGATGTATTAACGGGCATTGTAAAACAAACAATCATAGACAAATTAAGTCCTGCCGATTAAGGTAGGGCTTTTTATATTAGGAGGTTTAATATGAACTGGGAAATACTTTATAAAACTATAATAACAGCCGTCGGCGCAATCGTCGGATATATTTTCGGGGAGTGGAGTGTATTGCTACAGATATTACTTGCCTTTGTCATCATAGATTATGTCAGTGGATTGCTCGCGTCAGGGGTCGAGGGCAAGTTGAGTAGCAAAGTAGGATTCAAAGGGATTGCGAAAAAAATAATGATTTTTGTGTTGGTGGCGGTCGGTCATTTAGTAGATAAAGCAATCGGAGATGGTAACATGATACAAAATGCAATCATCTTCTTTTATTTAGGCAACGAGTTATTATCAATCCTCGAAAATGCCGGTCGGACAGGATTGCCGGTGCCGGAGCAGATTAAAAACGCAGTGGATGTACTAAAGGGAAAATCAAAGTAGTAGAGTGGCAATTGCTGCTCTTTGTTTATATTTAAAAGGAGATGTTATATATGGCAAACAGTATCGCAATTTCAAGCGGACATGCGCTTTATGTACGTGGAGCAAGCGACATAATCGACGAGGTAACAGAGGCAAGGAGAGTTACCAATAAAACAGCAGAATATTTAAGACAATTAGGCGTCACTACCTATGTGTTTCATGATGATACGTCACGCACACAAAATCAAAACTTAAGTACGATTGTAAATTTTCACAATTCCAAAAATCGGGAGCTTGATGTGTCTGTACATTTTAATTCGTCCGCTCGTACAAATAATCCACTCGGTGTTGAGGTACTTTACTATGACCAAAGCGGTTTAGCGGCAAACGTATCTCAAGCAATCGCAAATGCAAGCGGACTTAAAAATCGAGGAGCAAAACAGCGGAAAGAACTGTATTTTTTACGAAAAACGTCAAAGCCTGCCATTTTAATCGAAGTTTGTTTTGTTACAAGCACCGCAGACGTCGAACTTTATCGAAAAAACTTTGACGCCATTTGCCGGGCGATTGCGGAGACGTTGGCAGGTAAAAGGCTTTCCCAACCTGCACCGCAACAAACCGCCGCGCCGGTCACACCATCAACCGGCAGTAATATCGGCGTTGGCTCTATCGTCACTGTAGCCGCACACGCAACGCACTATCAAACCGGACAACCGATAGCCTCCTTTGTCAAGGGCAACCGGTATAAAGTCCTGCAAGTAAAATCCGTCAATCAAAGCAACAGTAAAAAAGCGTATTTGTTGGACGGTATTATGTCGTGGGTACTCGAACAAGATATTGTCGAGGCAGGAGGGCAAGCGGCACCACAACCACAAGCCGCAAAGAAACGGTATATCGTGCTACCTTCTAGCGCTACTACGTGGACGGTGTACAAGTTGGATAGACCGCCAGTCAAGGCGAACAAGGCGAATATTGCAGGGACGCTAAAGCCGTCAAAATTTGGCGGTTTGGAGTATGAAATTCTCGAGGACCTTGGCGGTTGGGTATTTAAAATCAGAACGGGCGATTTTGGTACGGTGAAAATTTACGGGGCGCCTTCGACTGGGGCGCAGATTGTCGAAAAATAAAAAGAGGGGAGCGAATCCTCTCTTTTTTTTATTTTTACAAGAGGAGATTTGGCAGAAATAAAGAATTATTAATGTGAAAGGAGGGAAGGATTTGAAGCAAGTAGCAGACAGGGAATTATTTGTAGTTAAAGGGAAAACGATAGAAATATTTACAATGGAAGATAATACTTATCTGGCTTTTGCACACGCAGATTATAATGCTGATGATGAAGAAGCAATAATAGGTATGGGAGAGGGGGACGAAAAAGAAACGGCAATAAAGCTAGCACTCCAGGACTTACATATTAAAACAAAAAACACCCGGTGAGGGGTGTTAGTTTTTTACGATAAAATTGGTTATATCTTTTTCGATTATACAATACCTTACCATTTTCCTACTTGAATTTAACACTTCCTTTCCGCTTATTTCGTATCGGAATAATTGACTCCACTGGCGACGCTTTTTCGTGTATATCCTTGACTTCGCTCTTGGCGTACCTTACATACCGCTGTGTCATCGCCATATCCGTATGCCCAAGTATTTTCATGAGTGCGAACGGGTCGCCGCCATTTCGTAAAAATTTGACTGCGAAATAGTGCCGAAACGTATGCGGACTGACCCTCGCCTTTATCGGATAGCCCGACTTTTTCGCGTACTTTTTCAGCATTTTCGCGAAAGTGTCACCGTAGTAACGCTCGCCGAACTGCGTCAAAAATATATGCTCGTCCGGCTGACTGTCGTCGGCGCCAATCATGTCGAATAGTTCGCCGAGCGCTTTGGAGGTCGTTGTACTGATTGGCACAACGCGCGCCCTTCGCGTTTTGGTTATTTCCGCGGGCAATACAATTTGGCGATAAACCAAGTCAACGTCGCCGCGTTTCAGCGCCGTTAACTCGCCAACCCGAACGCCCGTATCGACAAGCACCAACATCATGACATAGTCGCGAAAACCCGTGTAGATTCGCTTGTTTGGCGCGTCAAGCAACGCCTTGACTTCTTCGTCCGTAAACACGTCAAAACTTTCTTCATCCTCGGTTTGATAGCCTACATGTGCCGCTGGGTTATGGTCGATTAACTTCTCGCTCACCGCCCAGTTGTAAAATATTCGCATGTTGCGAATGATGTTGTTGACTGTCCGCGCCGACACGCCGATTTCGTCAGAGTGACTCGTCGGGTGGTCGTCCCACTTCGTCTTATTAAACGACATATACTCGATGTACCGCTTAAAACAATCGTCCTCAGCGCCAGTTAGCCCGTGGTCGGCGCAAAATTTGGCATAATGTTGTAGCGTCTGCTTGTACGTTTTGATTGTTCGCTCGCTGCGCCGTTGTAACCGCTTGGCGTCCAAGTATTGCGCAATGGTTTGTTCGAGGTTGAATTGCCGTTGGGCTGCCGTCGATTTTCGTCGTTTAAAGTCGAACTTTTCCATACTCATCCTCCTTGTTTATAGCAATGAATTGCCGTATAATAAGTGCGACAAATTGTCGGCGGAATGGCGGGAGTTTGTTGGAATTGCGACAAATTCAAACTGCGATAAACCGCGTCATTTCAACGTAAGCATGTCAAAAGCAAAGCCGACAAATTCAGAGTTCATCGCGATGGTTGCAGACAAATTGCGGCTGGAACACCAAGCTTCCTAAGCGTTGATATGACGGGGTTTGTGAGGTGAATTGTGCGCC